TTCATAGTTTTCAAATTTGATTTTACCATCTCTATCTTTAACACGACTTGATCCGCCACCTTGAGCAATGACCATTGGATCAATCTTAAATGTTACCGCAGATGGGTTATTTGGATCTTGACCTTCTTCACGAACCATATCATATACTGATAATGGTGTAACAGTGTATATACCAAACTTTTCAGCCACCTCCATATGTAAATAAAAATCACCATACTTACACATATTGCGTGTCCATAACCATAAATTAAACTCGATATTTAAAATATCGTAGAATAAATTATATAATATTTTTTGTATATTTTCGTCGGCGCTTCTAATCTGAAGTATTTCGCCCATTTCGTTTTTTAATGTAGATTCATCAGCGATAATATCTAATGCTGATGCAATGATCGATTCTGTATCCATTGCCTCATAGTCAGTATATAACTGAATACGCAATGTTTGATAGTTCATTGTTGGATTGTACGGCATATTAGCTCCGTAGCGATGCAATTTAGTAAATCTATCTATTAATGCATTTGTTTTTACGTTTCCGTAAGCTTGTATCCTATCAACGTCTGTAACCTTTAATTGATTTCCTCCTACATTTCTAATGATTACATCTGTATTAAACAGACGAGTTAATCTAGTAAACAATCCAGGATTATTATTTAATTCAGCCATTTTGTGTTTTTATTATATCAATAAATATTTATTAACCTAGTACCCATGTCATATCTTCGAATTGACCATGACTATTATTAATTAGATAAGGATTTTGAGATCCATCGGGTAGTGCAGGTCCAAAATATGCACTTTCACCACCTGTTTTTACTATACCATCAACCGCTGCTCTAGTTAAATTCATACCCTGTTCGTAGAATTTCATTGCAGTGTCTCTAGTAAATAACCCCATACCTAAAGCCATTACCAAATCATCATTATATCCATTTTGTGCTTGTGCTTTACCATGCATCCAAATGAATACACGCAATTCCTCTAACAATCGCTTTGAATGGAAGATGAATTGCTTATCTCGAATATACGCCTCCATTTTGGAGATAACAAGTGGTCTTGTCTTTACTGATGTAGTAAATCCAGGAACTGTTTGATCAGATTCCATTTTAGCTAGCCACTTATCCATAGTAATATCACCATATGAACGTGGTGAATAATATAGATTTTGATAACCTTTTTCTAATATTGTGTTAACAACATCCCACCCAATGTTAGCATTTTCTACTACAAGAAGAGCGTTATTATACTCAGTAGCAACAGATACCAACATATTTCCATAAGTACGAGTATCCACTTGCGATTTATATTCAGCAACTTGCTCACAAGTTGTAGCATCGATGACGTGAAAAGCCGAATAGTCACTGCTATCACCGCGAGCAACGTCAGCACAAACAAGATACTGCTTGCTATAATCAGCATACTGCCATATCCAAAAATCACCACCCATAAAACGGCGTTCCACAGGATCTTGTATAAATGTTTCTTCATAAAATGATAATATATCGGGGTCAACAACTGAATTTCCGGAGCCTAAAAAGTCACAGTCATACTCTTGAGCAAACTCACGAGACGACATGTTTGTTCGTTCACGTTCTTCCCAGGCTTCATCTCTATCAGGATGTAAATCCCATCTTAATTTAATTGCTTTAAAGTCATTTTTATTAATCTCTGCCTCAGCATAGGTTTTATGAAACCAGTTACCAACACCATTTGGTGATGATAATGCTATAATACCTCCACCCGTTGCGATGGTAGGTTTAATACTCGTATAAATTTTATCAATACCTTCAATAAACGCGGCCTCATCTATTAGTAACAACGATACAGCGTACGATCTACCTGCATCTGATGCGGCTGATGTAGCTATAATTTGAGACCCATTAGCTAATTTTAGTGATAATTTGTTATCTGATAATGGTTTTATATTACCTTTTAACCAACTTGGTAAGTTGTTGTACATAAACTGTACCTTCTCTACCATTCCTTTAGCTGTTTCTTGCTTAGTAGCAATACACAACACAGTTTTGTCTTTACTAAACAACATTGTCCATAAAGAATAACCTGCAGATAAAGTAGATATACCTAACTGTCTTGACTTATTTATAATAGTAAATCTCTCATTTCTAAAATCATTTAATACATCTTCTTGAAATGGATATAAATGAAATAATATTCTACCTTTGATTGGATGAGATATATAACAATATTTTCTAAAGAAGTGTACAGGATCGGTAGCACATTTAATGTATTCCGCCTTGATTATTTCCTTAATGTTCGCTTGACTCATGTATATAAATATATAAAAGTGAGCTCAACCTTGCGGATGAGCTCGGAACTATAATACTGAGACTATAGCGGGGCAAATTATTTATTGAATTTTTTATCCAATGCGTCTATAATAGTATATAAGCTATTTGGACTAGGTAACCAGTTAATAGGCACATCAAATTTCTTTTCTAAATCCATTATTGTATCAAAGTATGGTTTACCTTCAGGTGTATCACCACTTGTCCAGGTTTCAACATAGAATTTAATATCGTTAGGATTAAAATGAGATATAACACCATATACAACATCCCATTTCTTTTGTGGTGTATCTGCTTTAATACCTCCTAAAGTTGTTCTATTCATTCGAACAAGAGAATTATAAGTATCATCTAAATTTTCTTGATAAACAGGATCATTAAATTTAGTATCTTTAGGTTTAATATCAGTAATAGTATTCTCAATAAAATCTTCATTATAACCTGGAGAATAAGTATACTTTTTAGCTAATCTTGTACCTATTTCTCTATCTAAATCTTCAGCAGGGTGTTTAGATTGAACCATAGCTGATAGATCAAGTTCATTTACAGTATCAGATATTCCAGATTGAGCTGTTTCAGGTGAACCAGATCCCATTTCTTTAGTTCTAAGTAAATCAAATACAAACTTAGGGCCGTATGTTCTACTTAAATAGTTTTCTAGATTTTTTACTTCACCCTCAGCAGCATAATATAATAATGTTGAATATGAAAATTTCTTACTTAATTGTGGTTTTGTAAATGCTATATTACCAAAATTAATATCATTAGCTTTATTTAAACTAATTAATTTATTATTAACTGAATTTGATAATTCTTGAAATTTTTGGTCTTGTTGTAATTCTAAATATTTTTCATCATTAACCAATGCTGCTTTATCTTCTAATAATTGTTCTAAAAATTTTTTATTAGATTTAATTACTCCTGGATCTGGGTTAGATGATATTCTTCTTTTAAAGTCTCTTTCCATCTGGTTAGGAACATCAGAATTAAAAATAGCTAAGATAACTACTCTACGAAGTGTTCTTACATCAGCTTCGTTTATCAAAGAAACATTTATTAGTTCTTTTAATAATTTATTTATTTTGTCCATTTTATTTTGCTACCATTAAGTAAACTAATCCACCAACAATTAATCCTGCACCAATTTTAGTAAATTTATTTTTTGCTTTTAATTTAGTGTTTTGTAATTGTAAGGCATTAAATTGATATTTCCAATCTTTAATCTGTGTATCTTGATTAAACAACATATTTTTATATGTGTTTTCTTTTTTAACAAAGACCGCAATAACACTATCTTTACCTGTTACTCTAGCTTCGGTTAATGCAATAACACTATCTTTAACAATAATAATTTGTTTAGTACCATCTAATTCAACTAAATCCTTAGCTGCAGCCACCAATACTGGTTGTGCTACTGGTAATGGATTAGTTGTTGTATCAGCTGGGTAACGAGTGTTAAATGAAGTAACTAATTGGTGTTCTGTGTAATTATCAATGGCTGATTTAGATGAATCAATATATTTAGTAATTACCTTAACATTCTTTTTAGCTATATCTAACTTAACAGTTAAAACTGCATCAAGATAATTTAATGAATCAATAATAGCATTATCTTTTTCTATATCTAATCTCATTGAATCAACAGTAGCTACTAGACTATCTTGTTTTACTTTAAATTCTTCTGTTAGACCAATGTTCGAAACTTTATCAAACGCTAACCATAATAATACCAAAATAATTATAATTGGTAAAATATATTTTTTCATATGTTTATTTTTTTATACCTGCGTAATATTGTGCTTTACCAATTGCCCACTCATCTAATGGTTCTTCTTCTGTATCTGGCATTTCTATATCTTCTGGTTCTACACCACTTCTTTTTTGTAAATATTTTGATCCTGCAACTAAATCAGCTAAACGCTTTTGTAATGATACTTTTAAATCACGTAAACGTTGTACTTCAGTAGATGGTTCTGTTTCAAACTCACCACCGCTTTTAGAACGTCTTGTTTTTAATATATCACTTTTTACTTTAGCAATACGATCTTCTAATGTAGATGCTTTTAAGAACGCTTCAAAATCTTCATCTGACAATTGACCAGCTATAGGTGCTTTTTCAATTTCACCTGCTTCTGGTTCAACCATATCTTCAGAACCATCAGCATTTGGTTCACCATCAAAATACATTGCTAATGGATTTTCAGCACCACCAACAAACATATCTTCAGCATCAGTTGCTGCTGGAGCTTGCGCTTGGGCACCTGGTGCTTC